TACCTTTTTTAGCATCAGACATTTTTTTTCTTGTTTCTTCACTATATGTTCTTTTTTTCGCTATTTCAGACATTTTTTGTTTTGTTTCTTCAGATTTTAATTTACCTTTTTTAATATCTGATAATTTTTTTCTTGTTTGTTCAGTCGCTACTTTACCAATATTACATATAGACATTTTTTGTCTTGATTCTTTTGATAGATTATTATTACCATCACCACCATCAGTCATATTAACTAAACAACCATTCCCTAAATCTTTTCTACCATAACTTTGTATCATTCCCATCTCAACTTCACAAGCTTGTTTCCAATCACAACCATTAATTAAAATATCAATATCATAACCATATTTATTTACAATATGTTTCCAATATTTATTTCTCATATTTTTACTATATGCCCTTGAAATTTCTTTACCAATACCAATATAAAAAACTTCATTTGTATCTAATCTGCGATGTTGATATACTATTGCCATAATTTTTTTTACAAATATATATATTTTTATTGATATACTAAATAATCTTCATCTGTTGCTGTCGGTGGAATGAATGTATATTGTTCATCCACTTCTTGCGTTGGGGTTAATACATTATCTCTAATTTCACATATACCTTCCTCAACCATAATATCACTACCATTAAATACTTGAAAAGAATATTTCCCAACTGAATAACCTGAAATACTACCTAATATTAGATATTCATTTATTCTTTCAGGATATAATGATATATCATTACCTAATGTTAATACGCTTGATACATTTGTATATAAGTTAAATAAAGATAAAGTCATACCTGTTGTTACATCAGGTGTTATTTCATATGCAGTAACAAATATTGTTTGTGCTGATAAACTTTTATTTAATAAAATCATATTATCTTTTATATATTTTATAAGTATGTGTAAATAAAAAATCCCCATCTGTAGAGATAGGGATTATTATTTTTCATAGTGTTAATTAAGATATAATAGTTGGGACTAAAGAATCTAAAACAATTGGTGCTGGACCTGGTGCAATACCATTAAATGTAATGGTAAATCCAATCAAATCCGCTTCAGCTACACCTGTTCCACCATCAACCGCAGATACTTCAAACTGTCCATTAAGTCCAGCTGCATACCATTTTGAGGTTCTTGATTTAACAAGAATTGCTACAGGTTGATTAACAACATTCTTAACAAAGTCAATATTAGTAGAAGTCATATCACTTAAGACAATTGATACTGTTTGGGTGAAAAAACTTGTTCCTTTAGTATTATCTTTAGTTAATGCTTCATTTAATCCTGATGTAGATTTTAATAATCCAATCTCAACAAATGTTTTTCCTGATTGTAAACCAATAGTAGTTACAATACCACTAGTATTCGCTGAATAAACTTCAGTTGTTCCTGTATTGATTGCTTTTAAGTCCTTAAACGCTATAATATAAACTTTCTCAACACCAGCTAATACGCCATCTGGGCAGACACGGGGTAAAGCTGTTAAACTGTTACAAGCCATATTTTTTAATTTTTATTTTTTTTTAATTATGGGGTAGATGAAATTATCTACCCCTAATTTTATTTATTTATTTTACTTTAGCGATTAAGCAGCTACAGTAGTTTGTTTGATTGCTTCATCAGCCCAAACAACAGCTATACCTAAACCGTATACAAAATCAATATACCAGTTAGTAGTTTCTGTAGAATATCTCATAGATGCTGTATCAGCGTCAGATTGTCCGTCCATACCTAATTGTAGGTTAGATAATCTACCACCCCATACAGTTCTTGTTCCGTCCAAACCTACAGTCGGCCACAACTTCGCAGTTGTTCCAAACAAAGTCATATCATCTAATGGCTTGAACACATTTTTAAGTGATAAAGCAACAAGATATTCATTATAGATTGTTTGTGGAACTGCGATTACAAAATCACTTTGGTTTCTAACAGTAGCATCACAAGCTAAAAAGAAGTTCTGCAATTTCTCAACCATAGTTGTTCCTGTTGCGTTAGTAGTAGTTGCAGTTGTCTGAACTATAATACCATCCATTCTCTTAAGGTTAGTTGTTCCTGTTAAAGTCAAATCACCTCTCCAAATCATTTTTTCATTCTCTTGTGCTACTTTTAATGCTCTTTCAGACATTACTGCATCAGCGAATGTTGGTAAAAATGCTTCTTCAGGTAATTGTCCTTGTCTAATTGATTCATTATAAAAAGTGTTCCATAAAACTTTTGGACACATATTCTCAAAAGAACCAAGTGGTTTAACCACCAAATTTTTATTAGATAAGAAGATACTGCCACCAACTGTTCTTGCACAAGTTGATGCGTCAGCGATAGAAATGTCTGAATTCATTTTAAGAATTGCAGCAGTTCCTTTAACACCATATTGAACATTACCTGAATCAATAAGTGCTTTTGCGGTTGGGGCGTTTGCAATACTTTTGATTGCGTATCCCTGTCCATTTTTTACATAGGTGCCTAAACCTGTAATATCAAATGCCATAATATTTAATTTTAATTTTTAATTTATTATTTATATATACATTAAGTATGTAGTATATAATTATTTTTTATTGCTATTTAGTATCGCTACTAAATCATTCATTTTTTCTTGTCTATCATCAGCAGCTTTAGTTGATAAATCTGTCTTTGAGAACTGAACAGGAACACTTGCTAATGTCTTAATATTGTTGTTTAATTCTGTAACAACCTTATTAAATGTTTCTACCGCTTTTTGTGATTCTAAATTTGATGAAGTCATATTTTTATGTGCTTCTTCAATAGACATCATTTTTTCTTCTAACATTTTAATTTTGTTTTCTTGTTCCATCACCCTATTATAAATCTCAAATAAAGATGATTCAATATTAACAACATCTTCGGTAATATCCATTTTAGTTTCAGTTGTTTCACCTGTTATACTTGGTTCAGTATAGTCAGTCATTTCTTCTGGTTGTATTTCAACAATTGGTTGTCCATCACTACCAATAATAGATTCTATTTTACCATCCTTTACTGTAAAAGTAAAACCGTCTTCCATTAAATATTCACCGTCAATTGCTGGGGATAATGTCCCATCAGGTGCGATGATTTCTACCACACCACCAACAATTCTATCGGATATTTTAACCTCTGAATCAGAATATACTTTACCAAAATAAGCTGATAATAAGTTTCTAAATGTGCTTACTAATTCTTTTTTAATATTCATTTTTTTATTTTTTTTTGTTTTTATTTATTATATTATTAATCTGTGATAAAATCTCAAAAACTTCATCATCTTCATTATTAATAAATGCTTTTGCTTCTACCATCTCAAATAAACCTTCCACACTAAATCCCTTGAAATTACCTTGTTTAATCATATCCCACACATCATCATTCTCAACATAATATGAACCAAACCAACTACCATCAGCAACATCTTCAAATCCTTTAATTGGTTGTATACCTCTATTCCTATCTGTAATAAATGATTCTATCATAGTCACCCCATCAACCTTCATATTATCATTATGCATCAAATTAACATTAGTTTGATACTTCTTTTTTGAGAATTTAATAACAATTTGTTTGATTGTTTCTGCCGTAAACTTTACATAGTGTTCTCCAAATTCTGGTGAATTTCTATATATCAATTCATCAGCCAACATCAACGCTCCTGATATAATCCTTTGTTCTTCATTAGTAATTGAGAAATTATGATTAACAGTAAATTTAATACCAATACTTCCAAGTTCACTAATAACATCGGGGTTATTATCATAATGTCTATTAATACCTAATTCTTTAATCTTTTCTACTTTCGCTTTATTACTACCAGTAGCATATATTCTTGATTCAGCAATACCCAATTGAGATGCAACTTCAGTCATACCATTAACATCACTTCTTGCAGATATAATATAAACTGTATTACCTTCTTTCATAAGTTTTAATGCAAGTTCTTTACCACGCTTTGTTGATAAAGTCCCGTCATAATCAAATGATATTTTTTCAGTAGCGAATTGTTTAGTATCAATTTCTTTTAACTTTCTTTGAGCCCAAGCAATTCCTTCATCACCACCCCAAGCCAACCACATTAATCTTCCACAACCATCACCTAATTGTCTATCTGCGTTTTGTCTATGTCTATCAAAACTTGCCATCCTTGATATTGTATCTCTTGATATAGGTTCATTATTAGCTAATTGATTAGCTCTAATTTTTCCTACTTGTGTTCCACATTCACCCCAACCATTTTTTTCCGCCCATCTTAAAGCAACTTTTGCGTTCTCTATTGCGGCTTGGGGATAGTCAGTATATGATTCTTCTGCGAAGTGATTATCCCATAAACTATTACATATTGCAACAGCTTGTGGTGCTTCTTTACCTTCATCTATAACATATTTAATACATCTATCAATAAAATCTTTTTGATGTTCACCTTTGCTTGGATTAATAAATTGTCCATTACTTTGGAATATTAAAAAATCTTTTTGTATAGCAGGTGCATCAACTAACGCAACATATGATACTTCACTATCATCAGCTAAAGAATCATTTATCTTTAGTTCATATACTGGTAAATTATTTTTCATAATATAATAAATAAGTATGTAGTAAAATAAAAAAGGATGTAATCTCTTACATCCCTTTCATCTGTGTTGCGGCTGACTTTATTTCTTCTTTGATAATACGCCCCATAGAGCACCTGCAAAAGTCATTAAACCACCAATAATTTCTGTTGTTAGTTCTTCACTTGTAACACCTCTTGCTATTAATATACCACCAATTGCTGTTATAAAGTGTCTTGTAATACTTAAAAATTGTTCTTTAGTAATCATAGTTTGTTTGTTTTTAATTTGTTTATAATTATAAATATCTACAAATTTATCAAAATCCTTAAAATGTTGATATACTATTTAAGAAGTTTGTTCTTTGTTCATTATTTCTTAAATCTCTATCTGTTATATATGCTCTAATTGGAGCTTGTCCTTGATTAGTCACCCTAACATCTTGTATAGCTTGGGGTGCTGTTGCTGTTGCAGTTATTGTTGGTGCAGTTGAATCATCACCACCAGCACCTGTTACATTACCACCACCTCCACCACCTGAAGAACTTTTTTTAGCAGATGTAATATTTCTTATCGCAATCGCACCTTGTGCTGCCACAAGTCCAACATTAATCCCTGCTCTAACATTATTTCTAATTACTTTAGCATTTGCTTGTGCTGTAAACGCTGCCGCCGCATATGGAACAGCAGCACTTTGGACTGCCGCTTGTGTTAATGCCGCTGCGTTTGCTGTTTGGGTTTTTGTTATAATATCATATATAGTTTTAGCTTTATCAATTAAAACCCCTGTGATTGCCACACCTTTTTGTAAATCTGTCCCTTGTTCTAATAATCCACCTAATGTATCATACACACTTTTTGATAAACCATATAATTCATTCTTCCACGCTAATTCCGCTTCATCAACCGCTTTTTGGTTTTCATATGCATCTTTTCTTATCTGAAATAATCTATCCCGTGTTTCTTGTTCTTTAGCAATCCTTTCTTCATCATCTTTAGCTTTCTTATCAATTTCCTGTTGTCTAATCTGTTCATCTAATTCTTGAAGTTTAAGGTTTCTCTCAACTTGGGTTTGTTCTAATAATTTAGTTTTTTCATCTTCACTAAATTTGGTTTCTTTTATCTTTCTTTGTGCGTTCTCAAAATCAATTCTTATTTGTTCTTCTTTTCTTTTGTTTTCATCTTGAATATTATTAAGATAATTTTGTTGTTGTAAAGTTCTTAATTCTTCATTAAATTGTTTTTGTAACGCCAATCTATTTGTTCTATCATTAATTTGATTATTTAATAAAAAATCAGTTAAATCCTTTTCTTCTTTCTCTCTTTGTGCTTTTATTGATTTATATTCTTTTAATGCTTGTTTTTGGTTTTCATTATCATCAGCATAGGGGTTTTGATTTGTTTGTAATCTTAATGTTTCTTCTTGTTTTTTTAATTCAGCTATTCTTTCATTATATGCATTTTTTTCTATACTTCTTAATTCTTTTTCACTAGCACCCCGTAACTTCGCATTACCAATTGATGCATCTTTTAAGTCATTAATCTTTTTAATTTGGGTGGTGTATTGTTCATTAAGTGTATCAAAAAATTCTACATCTAAAGTATCTTTTAATTCTTTCTGTGCTTCCGCTTGTTTATCAGTTGCTTCAGTCCATTCTACAATCTTATTAATTGCGAATCCAATTGCAACAACTAATGCACCAATACCTGTGGAGATAATCGCACCTCTTAATACCTTGAATGAAATACTTGTCGCATCTACTGCAATACCAAACGCTAATTGTATAGCTGTTGCAGCTTTTGTCGCAGCGTTATAAATACTTTGGAATGCAGCACTTTCTTTAATAACATTAGTAAAGTTTTGATATGCATTCTTAATATCATCAACACTACCCAACGCATCACTAAACGCCATTAAACCTTGAAGTTTTGCTATTGCTTCTTCCGCAGTTCCACTTTGTATACCCAAGAACTGCATAGCACCTGTTACACCTTGAACTGCAACAATTGCACCCCTAGCTGCGGATGCTAATGATTGTAGTTTATTATCGGGGTTAAATGACTTAATTGATTGTCCAAATTCATCATAACTATCTTTAAGTTCTGCTACACGCTGTGCTGCTTTTCTAAATTCAGCAGAATTTTTACCAAACTGTTGTTCTAATTTAGCTGCTTCTAATGTAGCTTCTTTTATCTGTGTCTTAAAGTTCTTAAATGGGGTGTCCGCAGGTGTATCACCAACCTTTTTAATTTTATCACCAAGTTCATCAATCTTTTGTCCTGCATCACCAGTATCAGCTTTTACGCTGATTATAATATCTTTTCTTATTTCTTCCGCCATATTAATTGGTTTATATAATAAGTATGGGATAAAAAAAACCCCACCTTAATAGATGGGGATGATGAAAGATGGAATATAAGAACTATAACAGAATTTTTTGTAGGGTTACTTTGGATGTTAAATCTTTGTTTTCATATTCTACATTTATAACCTTAAAATAAGCTCCATTATTAACACCAGTATTTATCCATACAGGAACACTTAAATCTAAATTTGCGATGTCTAATGGACTTAAATATACACTACATTCTACAAATATAACTTGTTCACTACTTAAATCGGATACTTGGGTTATATAATAATTTTGATATGAATTTAATGGTGATAAGAATTGATTATTAACATCACTAAAATATATTTCTTTTGGTTGATTAAAATGAATATCATTAACAACAGTATATCCTGTTAAAAGTGTTGTATCAACAGCGTCAAATGCGTCCACAAGATAGTAATTACTTATTTGTGGGTATTCATCAATTCTTGTTGTAATTGTAATACCTGTTGTTCCAATCTCTTCATAACCAAAATAATTACCACCACTTTTATTATCATATAATTTATAACCATTATAATAAACTATTCTTGGATTTATCTTTGTTGGTTTAACTATGTTGTTTTCTACTTTATAATATAATGGTTTCATAGTATTATTAAAAGTATACATAGGTGTTGGGGAAAAAAGTAATTCTACCTTCTTTTCAGCTGTTAATCCCAAAGCATCATTAAATGCAAATTGTCCGTAGATTTCATTAAATTTAGTTTTATAGAAACTATTAAGGTAATCATCATCTGACTTATATGTAAATAAATAAGATTTGGGTAATTCTAAATTTGACTTGATAGTTAATCCACCAGTATAATCTATCTTGGTTGTCCAATCCAACGCATTTGTTGTTAGATAATAAGCATTCGCTCTATAATAATAACTATCATATGGCTCAAATATTATATGTTTATAATTGGTATTCTCGGTATATACAATAAAATTAAATTGATTGATGATACTTTTTAAGAAGTCCAACTGTTTAATATTTGTTGGTGCTTTTGGTGTGTATAAATCAACTACAGTGCAATTATCAGTTGGTGCCGCATTATAATAAAAAGTATCACTAGTTGTTCCAGGCACAGATACTGTTAATTTATCAAAATTAAAATCTACTGGTATATCAAATGAACCTGCACCTGGTGCTATTTGTATTTCACTTTCTAATAATACCGCCACTTTATCCCCAATATTAAATGAAACATTAGCGGCGTTTAGCTCAAAGACATATAATTGTGCTGTTGATGGTGGTGTTACTGCTCTATATCCACCAATATAATCAGTTGTCCCATTTGCTTTTATAAGTATTAAAAATAATCTAACATATGAATCACTACCAGCAACTGCACCAGTTCCAATATTATTTATATTTAATCTAACCTCAACTTTAACTGATGTTGTAAATGCTCTTTGTGCTTCTAATCCATAATCACCAAATCCAAGTCCAATTGGTAATACATAATTTGTAAAATATCCTGATGGTTGTGTGGTGGTATTTAATGTTAATAATGATTGTGCAACATTATTTGGATATGATGCTACATAAAAATATTTATTATATGGATAGGTTGTTGGTTCTTGTGTTGTTGTAAATCCTGTTACACTATCTTGTAATACTTCATTTGTCTCGGGGATTACAACTTGATTAAACATACTTGTAAATCCTGTTCCACCCCTAATTTCATATGTGAATCCATTTAATTCAGGTTGAGAGAATATAGAATCAAAATATTGTTTAACAAATACAGCTGGTTTAAGATTTCTTAAACTAACAATTGCTTCAGCAGGAACTGTTACTGAACCTGCATATACTGCATCATCAGCGTTAAATCTATATCCATAATCAGCTAATGGATAACAATAACCAACACCATATCCTTGTGTTGTTTGTGAATATACATCTGTTGCTACATCATATAATTCAGGTGCATTATCATTATCTACCCAACTATTAGATATAGTATCCCAACAATATCTATGTCGCATAAATGTAAAATCTAAATCTCTTAAATATTTATCTGATAATACATTTTTTAAGATTGATAATGATGTTGTTACAGCACAGTTGTATAATACTACATTATTGGTGTCTACATCAATTGTAGTCACCCTTAAATCCCCGATAAAGATTAATGAAGTATCTTCATAGACAATAACTTTAACAGCTCTAATGGGGTTGTAATTAAAGAATAATCTATTCGCATCACTTAAATCAGTTGTTCTACCAAAATCAAAGTAATGTCCAAACGCTTGGTTATTCGCATCTGTTCCCTTGAAGGTTAGGGTTTGTATATTATTTCTCTTTGTTCCCACATCTTGAAGTTCCACCAACGCAAATATTGATTTGGTTTCTATATCTTCTGTATCTAATTCCGCCGATGTTAAACCATCAGTTAAATAAATTTGGTATGCCATATTAGTTAATTATTATTGATATATCATTATCATAGATGTTGTAGAAATTACCAGGTAATTCCATTACAATTTCATATTGGATTAATTCATTTCTTGTGTATTTTTGTTTCTTTAATTGATAATCATTTGTTGTTAATACTACAGGTAATAATTCACCATTACTTAATTCTATCCACACATTTTGACTATTAATCAATTCTATCAACCATTCACTTTCTATATCATTTAGGGGTTTTGTATATAACGCAACTGTAGAATTTAATGTATTCGCATATATTTGTTTCTCGGGGTTATATATCCCATTTGTAACATATACATCAGTTGCTGTAACATCTAATGATGTTCTTTTAATTATAGATTTTGTATTACCATAGTTTAATCTTGGATTAATCATTTGGATTGTATCTATTCCACCAACTTGATTGGTAAAGAATAAATTAACATAATCTAAATTACAATCAACATCTTCCACTATATATTGTCTTGTTTCACTTATTTTAACACCTGAACCATCAGCTAAATAAACACTATATGTTGTTCCCACAGGTATTGTAGAACCTGATAATTGTAGTTTCTTTGGGGATACTTGGAATCTATACATATCAAAATATGTTACACCACCAATACCGCCACTAAATGATGATTGGTAACCACTAGCACCAACATAAAGAATTAAAGCATCTCTACCATTAATTAATGAACCATAAGCTAGGGGTGCTGTAATAGATACAACTGTATTTGCAACATATGCTGCAGTATATCCATATGTATTTGTATTAATCGCTGTTGCTACTGCTGTAGTCCACTGCGTATGTGTTGTTATTGTACCAGGTAAAGTTCCATTATATAAAGTTATTAAACCGTATACTGGGTCGTCCACCGTTACTTTAACAACTTGTGTTGATGGACTTGCAGGAAATGCCATACCACCAGGTAATGCTGTTGCTCTCACCGCACCTGCTATTGTCCCACCTGTTAATGGAACTGTATATTGGACTAATGTTTCACCTGTGCTTGTAGTATATGCGTATGATACTTTCATACTTGTTTGTCCCGACTTAATAAAATAAAGTTGTTCTGAACTATATTGATTAACCTTGATTGGATTTGGCTTGAAGGTTAAAAACCTTTGTGTCGCATTATCTCCACTATACATTAAGAAACTATTATTAGTTAATTTCTTACTATAATATAATGTATTTAATTTGCTTTCATATGCGTTATATGTTCCACTTGTTATACCAGCTGATATTGCATATAATTGTCCCGTCGCAACATCAATACCAAAATCTTGTGCGAATACTTTATATTTAATGATTGGTTCTGTCTTACCGATTAATAATGTATTATTATTATCTACATCTTGTTTTACAACACTTGATAATTGATTGGATAAATTGATATATGCAAAATCAGGATTATTTGGGGTTGGGTAAGCTTTACCTGTAAAGATTGTAGCGTTGGTATTATTATCTAATAAATCAACCGTATATACACGCAAGTCAGTTGTGCTACTTAAAAATCCAAACACAACAGGATTACCTGCTGGTGAATAATTTAGGGGTGTTTTTGTTATAAACATATTCTTTTCTTTTATTTATAAGTATGTCTGTTATAAATCATTTTAAGACATTTATTTTGTTTTATTTACATCAACCACTATAACTGTCGCATCTGATGCGAAGTTGGTTATTTCCCTATCCAAATCAGCTAATAGCTGTGGTATTTCTTTGGAATATATATTACGGGGTTTAATACCATCTTTATATATCTTTTTTGATATTGCCCACGCTGCGTTGTTAATCTTTTGTTCTTCAGATAATTCACTACCTTCATCTTTGGTTAATGATATTGATTTATCTTTAATCCATTTTTTAATTACATCAACGGGTGGGATTTTATTTGTATATGCAAATGGTGTATTATATTTCTTATTGATTGCACCATTAACACCCAAATCTTGATAAACAAGGTAGGGGTATGCATATACATTAACTTCATTACCTTCTACCTTAACACTAATATCACTTATCTTACCTGTGGTAATCATACCTGATTCATTCTCTATGTTCTGTTGTATACGCAATACAAAATCCCCAAGTATATCTTCTATCACGGTAAATGTTTGTTCTTCTAAAAAGTCAGTTAGATTAGAACCTAAATTATCTAATTGGGATAATTTGTTTTCATATAATGCTTTCTTTGATGCTGATTGTAATGATGGCATATTAATTTGTTTTTGTATATAATGTTTTATAATACATTACGGTTGCTAATCCACTAATCTCAATCGCAGGTTTTTCCATTATCTCAAAGAAGGTGCACCTGGTAAAATCTGCGATTTCTTTAACCATAAAATGCCAACCGAATATTTTGTATATTTCTTTTTTCATTACATTCTGTTCTCTTTTGATATTACTTTGTTCATCAGCTTCTTCGCTATTTCTTTTACTTTGTATTTGGCTATTATCATCCTTTCCGATGTTATTGAAGCTTTCAGAGATTTCCGTAAGTTCTTCCTGAATAAAAAAAAACCCCACATTACTTCTGTGATTGGTAATTGTTGTATTTCTTCATCAGTTAATTCTACTTTATTAAATGCTTTAACAAATTCTAATAGATGATAGATTTGTTTATCACCATACTGAATGAATGTAATATAATCATCCATTAATATTTCATCTAATTTTTTCCACTTAAATTTATTTGATTTAACTTGGGGTATATCAGTATTGATGAATGATAATTTACTACCTATTTGGTTAATATCAATCATTTTAATATTATCAAAATCTTCCGTTGGAATACCTGTTATTGCGGATGCGAAGTTGATTACATTATTATAACCATCCAAAATATCATCATCAGTATCTACTTTACAATCAATTAGTTTAGTAAATAATTCTAATGTTACTTCATCCCAATTACCTGGTAGTTTTTCTAAAATTTGTTTTATATTCATTTCTTTCATATTTAATAAGTATGTTTTTATTTATGCGAAGTATAACTTGAAATTATTATTGATTTCTGCTTGGGACATATGATGGTATGCAATTGCTAATGCTGTAACACAGTCATCATTATATCCTGATTGTGCTTCAAACTTGATATGTCCCGTTGATGTGTATTTATATGTATATACAAACATTTCATCACCTGTTTGTTGATTAAACTTAACCATACCCTTCTCAACCGCATTAATCAATTCATATACTATCTTTGGTTTTGATTCTGTAGTAAACTTAAATCCAATTAGATTGGGTGTATCATCTATTATCTGTTCTAACAATACATCACCAACACCAGTAGAATCCATCACCTTTAATATACCATCAGGTAAATCTTTAATCTTATGTGCTGTTATAGCCCAGGGACTTTGGAATCTATCAAAATAAGTCATATTACCATTTATATCTAATCCAATAATAACCGTATAATCACTATACTTCGCCACATCAATACCATATACAACTGTTGGTTCATTAGATAATTCAGGTATTATATTAAGATTTATATTATCAGTCCCAAATGGATTGTTTTGGTTTTCACCAGGTAAAGCTAGATATTCTTGATTAAATCTAAATGCTGGTATACTTTTCTTTGCTGCATCAAATTCTTCTTGACTGAAGTAGGGGTTCATATTAGAACTAAAATGGAATGACTTGTATTCTGTCTGTAATTCATCCCTACCTTTCATATACATACTATAAAAGTATTCTTTACCGTTGGGTGTTGATATGAATAATGCACCACCCCTATAATCACTTAATGTAGGACGGATTGCTGTGTCCCACGCTTCTTTTAAGTCGGTGATAAACGCAGCTTCATCAACTATAACATAATGATACTTTCTACCTCTAAATGAATTAAGTGCTTCACCACTAAAGAACTTTAATGTCCCACCTGTGATAAGTTCTATATATAATTCACTTTTATTATCTGTCTTGATTATTTCACTTGGGATATACTTTAATATTTCACGGAAGAAGTCCTTACCCAATCCAAATTCAGGAACACAATATGCCACAGCTTCACCATTTAACATCTTTTGGATACATATTACCATCGCAATAAGTGTCTTACCAAATCTTCTACCACACATCATTACCTTGAATCTCGCATCACAATCTAATACTTCTTGTTGTGCGGGGTGTGGACGGGGTAAAATAATATCTATTTCCATTATAATATATCTTTTGGTTTATCATCAAACTTTACATTTATTGTTATATCACCACTTACTTGATTATTATTATCATTCTTTGATAATTTAGGTTTAATATAATTTAATAGATTAACATATAATTCCGCAGCTTTCGCTGGGGATAATCTACTAATAACATCTTCATCTGAAGTCATCCTTGTTTCTAATAATTCCATAACAGTTAAGAATGCATCTTTTGCTGCTCTGGTTACTTTGTTTTCTGCACCTTTGGGGCGTCCTCGCCCTTCAGGTTGGTTTTCTTTTGTGTATCTACCTCTTGGCATATGATTAGTTTTTTTTAGTTTTTATAACTGTTATTTATATTATAAGTATAAACTATCCAATTATAAATTATAATCCATTTTTCCCCACTTAAAATGTGTTGCAGATACATTTATTCCTTTGATTATTTGTTCTTACAACAAGATTTAGGTTTCTTACTTGTCTTAACCTTCTCAATTAATTCTTGTGTTGTTGCTGCTTCAGGAATAATAACTTCTTCTACAGCAGTTCCTGTTAATTCTATCACTTCTGTTAATCTTTGTATTTCACCTACTGCTTTATCTCTATATGCTTCTAACATATATAAATAATTTATAACACAACTTGGACATCTTGAATCAATATTATATACACCGAATATTTCAGCATAGATTGATTTAAGTGTTTCTGATGCGTCTGCTGATACTTTAGCTTGTCCTATCGCTCTGTATTCATACAGGATAGGTAATAATGTATCAATAATTTGGATGTGTTGTTCTGTAGTCATTTTAATTATTATTTTTGTTTATTATTATTTCTTTTATTTTTTTATTTAATGATTTTTTATCTTTATTTGGGACTTTGTTTTTTAACAATAAGTTATTTAATAATATCTTTTCTTCTTTATTTAATTGGGTTAAAACATATTGCCACAATTCAAAGTAATCTGTTTCATCATCTATATCTTCAAATTTTTCATCTGTTGATAATATAAGGTATTCATCAAATTCATCTGTTGGTGTGATACTACTATTATATGATTTTAATGGACTACCATAAAGGATATATTCAGCTAAACTATGTTTGGGATTATTATATCTATTATCTTTTAAGATACACTTTCTTAACATTATTGTAACACCCAACGCTAATATTCTTTTAGGGTTTTGTGTGTATGCATCTATCATCTTGATAGTATCATATTCTGTTAAATGTAAAAAAGTTGTTTGTATAATATCATCTTGTATTTCTGCATTACCTGGTATATTATGTCTTTTCATAATACCAATAAGTTTATGTTGCAATTGTCCGCTGTTATACAGTTCAGTTAATATATTATTTTTTGTTATCATATTATTGTGCATTGGGATAAGAACCAGGGTTTATCAAATACTTGAATTATAAAGTCATTCTTATCTCTAATCATATACCTATTCGGTGATTTGGTATTTGTTATTAATCTAAACAATTTTGTCTTTGATATCATATACCAATTGGTATTATGTTCTACCGTGAATACATAATAATCAGCGTTGGATAAAGATATACCACTTGGTTTTCTTTCACCGTTGATAATCCTACATTCTTCCACAACAATTGTATTTTGTTCATATGCTTTATTGTATTTAATCTCATATGTTGATACTTGATTATTTTTTGTTGTTGCCGTGATTTTAACATCCCAATCAGGGAAGTAATCCCTATCTTGTGAATTCTCGGTGATTGCGGAATATTTGGTTTTCATATAATTCTCAAATTCCAATTCCTTTTTTTGGCTAATTTCTAAATCTGACTTAAAAGACATATATAATGTTTTATACATTATAAATATCTTGACTTTATGAAAAAACCGATTATTATAAAATTTCTATGAAAAAGTCAATACTAATCCAAAATTTATTTATAGTTTAACATAAGTTTTTCCATTATCTGTAAAAGTTTCTTTATTATTATATTTGGTATTTAATGTTCTCCAGCTATAACCTTTTTTCTGTAGATGGGGATAATCCTTGAATGTCCAATATCCACCCCATTCCCAATTGTTCCTGGTAAAGATATTAACCACTTCTAACCAATCTGATTTTAAGTCCTTATCATAATCAGCCGCTATATCCCAACTAACCAATTTACCATCTAATATTAAACAGTAATCAAACGCTAATCCGTAATTATGAATTGATTGTCCACCCTGTGCGTTTGTTACTATTGGACCTGGTTTGGTTCTACCTTGTGCGTATAATGCATCTTGTTCCTTAAAGGTTCTTAAACCTTGAATAATCCTTATCTTTGCTCTACCACTTAATGCTACATCTGTATCTAATATAAGATGTTTAACTTCATCCCTAATGATGGGATGTAATGTTTCTATTCTTTGTTGTGTAATCTTATCCATAAATAATTGTAAATAAAATACCTAATAAGGTGATTATGGTTAATACCAATATTTGTCCATCGCTGAACATTATTTGTTCTTCATTTTTCTTTTTCATTATAAAATTTTTTTAATGATTGGCTTATTTTTAGTTTAGTTTCTTCTGTTTGTTTTGTCCCGATTCTTCCGTTGGATGTTCTTTTAATATATTCTTTTTTAATATATTGTCTTGGTTTGCGTTTGGGTTTAATCTTTTGTATTTCTTTGATGGGGTTAGTTCTTCTTATTAATTCTCTTTTAACACCCCTAATTGTGTTATAAATGTGTTGCTTGGAGATATTATACCTTTTACATATATCTACCCTTCTATCCCCATTTATGTAATCCAGAACTATATTCTTTTTTGTTTCTGCTAATCCGTTGATGATTTCATATAATAATGGTTTATATTTATTCATCAAATCATTATAAACATATATTTCATCTTGTTCTTGCGTTGGGAACATATCCTCATCCAATATATCAATATCAAATGCTGGTTTATTTTTTTGTCTATTTGCTTTGATATATTCCTGTAATAAATGATTTTTTAATGATATATATAAATAATTCTTAAATTCTTGATAATCATATTTGTTTACCACCCCTTGTTCCATCTTTTCTAATATCTTGATGATTGTATCATTTATCGCATCACTTATTTGTTCTTTGGATAGATGAAATGATTGTGGTATTGTTGTCTGTAAATACCTGCATTGGATTAACAATTGTTGTGCGGTTACACCTTCCGTTGAGATATTATCTATGGATTTTTTATCACGCTTCATATATATAATTATCTTGAAGTATACCAAAAGTCATTATATTATAAAGTTTTTTTTTACCAATTTGTGGTAATCCTATATACCATTTTTTGGTATAACTATATACCAATTTTTGGTATAACCATATACCATTTTTTGGTATATCAATATAATACTAATTATTAGATTAATTATAAAATTATAAAATAATACTAGTATATTATAATATATAAAAAATATTTTTTTACTATTTGTATTTTTGTTAAAATCAGTATATTTATTTATATCAACATTATCTGGTTGTTCAGGGTGCTGGGGATTAATTAACCCCAGCTTTCCTTCCCTGATTAAATAATAAGGAAATAAATTAAATTAAATAAGGAAATAAAAATGAAACAATCCTCAACGGATAATTTTACTAAATTATCAAATCAATTACTTAAATCAAATAAATTTACTGGTGATGAAAAAATACTATTATCTTGGGTAATAGGTTGGCAAGAATCTGGAAAAGATTGTATTGCTTCAAATAAATATATTGCTAATGAACTTGGATTAAAAATAAGAACATTACAAAATATTATTACCAAGTTAAATAAGTATAGTTTTTTTACTTCAAATAAACAAACTAGACAAAATCAATATGATGCTTGGGTTAATTCTAAAATTATGTATGTTAATGTAGAAGAATTATATAATTATATCTCAACGGAAAAAAAGGTATGTAATACCGCACCAATACAACCTGAAGTCATTACAGACAAAATAAAGGATTTTATACCACAAGTGGTAGAATGTATCACCCCAACAGAAATAAAGGAATTAACACCGCTTGAAATAACTACAGAACAAATAGAAGAATATTTAATAGAGAATACAAAAGATATGAATGATAGTAATTTTACATATTGTGCTGAAATGTTAAAATATTATATACCAGGATGGAAAAAAGATTTGAAAGATTGGAAATATATTACTAATTTTATAAACAATATTATATTACAAGTTAAATAAATTATGAAAAAGAATAAAAGAATAGAAAAATTATTAATAAAAAGAAGAACTTTGCTTTTTTGTAAATACTTATATAAAACAAATATTATGAATAAGCAACAAGAATTAGATATGAAAGCAGAAGAAATTATATATAAATTATGTAATTTTGTTGATGAAATAGTTGATGCGGAACAAGAAGAAGATTATATCAAATGTAGAGCATTAAAAACATTAATAGAAATGTTAATTGATGAAGGTTCACATCAACTTGAAACTATTGGATGTGATATACCATTTGATGAAATAAAAAAACATTTAACAAATCAATATCTTAAAATACTTGAAGGTGTTAGAAATTTTGATACTATTTATATTGATGAAGATTAATTACCAATATACTATCTGACTAAATGCTCCCACATTAAAGTCAAATCCCTACCATTCTTGGTGGGGATTTTTATTATGTAAAATGATTTATTGACTTTTTGTAAAATTGGGGATAATTATATATAAAGAAATATTATGGAAAAAAAACTAATGTTAGGAAACAACCTTGAAAAATTAAAAGAACTTGAAGATAATAGTATTGATAGTGTAGTTACAGATGCACCATACGGATTATCATTTATGAATAAAAAGTGGGACTATGATGTTCCATCAGTAGAATTTTGGAAGGAAGTATTACGGGTATTAAAACCTGGTGGACATATATTATGTTTTGGTGGGACAAGAACATATCACAGAATGGTAGTAAATATAGAAGATGCTGGATTTGAGATTAGAGATTGTATAATGTGGTTATATGGTAGTGGATTTCCCAAATCACATAATATATATAAATCAACAAATAATGAAGATTGGGAAGGTTGGGGAACAGCACTTAAACCAGCAAATGAACCAATTGTATTAGCAAGAAAGCCACTTGAAGAATCAACAATTGCGAAGAATGTATTAAAATACGGAACTGGTGGAATTAATATTGATGATAGTAGAATTGGTAATGAAATAAGAACTATACCAATACATTCTAATGATGTGAAAGATGATAATACATTATTTGGATTACACGCAACAATCCAACATCATAGAGAAGAAACTACAATAGGTAGATTTCCTGCAAATATTATATTAGATGAAGTAGCGGCAGAAGAACTTGATAAACAAAATAATGCAAGTAGATTCTTCTATATCGCAAAAGTATCTAAAAAAGAAAGAAGTATGGGATTAGAACCAATTGAGGTTTTTAGTCAGCGTCCAAGAAGACAGGATGGTAGTATTATATATAAAGAAAAAGATTATGATGAATGGATAGAAGCGATGTCTAAATTACCAAGAAAAGATAAGACATCATTAGCAGCATCAGAAGAAAAATTACAAATACAAAAGACATCATTAAAAAACACACATCCAACGGTTAAACCAGTTCAGTTGATGTATTATCTATGTAAGTTGATTACACCCCCAAATGGGACAGTTTTAGACGCTTATATGGGTAGTGGTAGTACTGGTATAGCAGCACAACTTGCAGGGTTTAATTTTGTTGGTATGGAGATGGAAGAAGAATACTTTAATATTGCAAAAGCACGGATAGATAATTATGAAGAATACCGACAGTTTCTTAAATAACAATAAACCCCATCATTCGGTGGGGTTTTTAATTTCATCTATTTCTTCTTTAATTTCTTTTGTTCGCCGTAATATCTTCTTAAACATCATAAAGAAATTAACACCATATACTGCTTCTATATTCTCATTTAATGAAATAACTTCTATGGTGCAAAAGAACATCGCAATCATTTTAGTCATAAAATGTGGTATGCTAATAAACATACCAAAGAATTCACCAAAGATATATATATCTAATAAATAAGTGGTAATCAACGCAACCTGGTATAAAACCATCTTTGATACAACTGAACTTAATTTATTTGATGTAATCTTTTGTTTTAATTTAACCGACTTCCATATACCTGATATGGTGTCTAATACAATCATTAGTCCCACAAGTAATATAAGGGGTTTTATGGGTATCAAAAACGCCAGACATACTTGGATAAGGATAAGGATTTTATCCTTAAATAATGAGGTATAAAATTGATATACAGACATAATTTTAATTTCTAACAGGTGTATCACAAATGCTTTGTTTTCTTATAGTTCCCAACTTTATTGTAAAAACAATTCCACAAACCCTATCGCCCATATCATCAGTAAATTTTTGTATACTTGATACCCTATCAAATATAATCCCATCATATGTATTTTGTAAAAATGTAAAAAAATCCTCCGCAACCTGTAAACTATCACT